CGGTCCATTCGTCCGATGTTCATGGGTTAGAGTTGTTGGATTCGGTGTTTGTCCATTAAGTAACGCGACGCCATTGGCAGTTCATGGGTTTTGTACCCAGTCACGTCTTGCCGGTTTTCGTAGAAATGGCCGACAATCAACAACATAGCTTGGACCAATGCCGCCGGACGTTTGTAGGTTCCTGAATCGTTATAACCGGCTTTGATGTCGATTTCTACGGCGTTCAACCGGTCGTCAACGAAATCGGGAATGTCGGTGATTCGTAAACGTGCGGGGATGCTAATACCATCGAATTCGTAAGCGGTGGACGCCAACGTTTGCAATGCGCCATCTTCGTCGTAATACCCAACGCCGTCGCCGGTGGTTGTGTTTATGCGGACGTTTACCCCTCCGGGCAAAACCATGTATTCCGTGAAATGGTCACAATAAACGGTCGCGGTCTCATCTTGCAAAAACGTTCCGGTGTAACGCTCCACCACGTCGTAGGCCACGCTGATTAACGTTTCGATCAACGTGTCGTCGTCGCTTACGTCAACGCGCAAATGGTTTTTTGCGGTGGCGACGGAAACCACGTTGGTCGGTGTCGCGTGTGATGTGCGTTGAAGATTCATTTTTTGGCGCTTTTGCGGGGTGCTGGCTTCGCTTTGGGCTTGGCCTTTTCAATGACTTGTGTGGCCAATCCTGCGGCGACCATTGCGGTACCCATTTCATCGTTGACGGTCACGGTGTCGCCGACGCTGTAGGCCAAAAAAAACGGTTTCCCAGAACAGGGTTTTTGGATTGTGACTTTCATCTGTATTTTTTAAAAAGAAAGGGGCCGACAACCACAATGGCAGCGGCCCCTCTCCGGTGAATCAACACCCACACGGGGTACGTTGAATGTGGTTTACGCTGTTTTCGCGTCCTTCATAGCGGCAAAGGAGGCGGCGTGACGAACGCCCACGTCCATCCATTGTTGCGCGATTACGCGGATTTGACCGTTCACCGCATTGGTGAAGTTGTCTACTGTGAGCGAAACGCCCGACCAGTATGCCAAAATCAAATCCTCGAAGTTTCCAAAGATTACCGCGTGGCAATCGCTAGATGCTCCTTTAGTCAACGCGGATGGGATGTTGGTGCTTTGCAAGACGTTGTAACCGTTGGCGTTCATTCCTTCGATGACAAATCGACCCGAACCGCTGTCTACAGTTGTGGTTTTCAGCGCCCCAACGATACCTGGAGTGGTAACGTAGGTCAAAGAACCACGCAGGGCGTTAGCACCTGCAACGTCGCTTTCCAACTCCACGATGTTCGCGAATGAAGGAACGGCGCCGTTGGTTCCGCCAGCTACGTCACCGATGCCGGCCACGTTGAGAATACCGGTCGGCTCATTCGACGAACCAGAACCGTTAAACGCCATTTTGTCTATCTCCGTTGCGATTGACGCGGCCAAGTCGTTGGCAATGAATTGGTCAATTGCCGATGACGATTGCGCCAAAAGCTGTTGGCTGTATACGCTGTAAGCACCAACGCGACGTGGGCGCAGTTGGATTGCCTCCATTGCACCGGTCACCTCGTCCAACGCGCCGGTTTCGGCTTTGTAGTCGGGGGTTACCGATGTGCTGTGGCGTGGCAAATCCAGGTTGCCTGACAGACCGGTCAAAATGGTAGCACCGGCAGCTTCGGCCACAGTGTTCGGGCGCAGGAACTCCACGATGTCACCCACGGAGGTTTGAACGGTGAAACCACCATCAGCATTTGTGCCGACGTTGTAGTCACGTTTCTCCATGAATGATTGCGGAATTGCCACGTTGCCGGAAAGGGCAACGCCTGACATGCGGGCCTCGTTTACTGCTTCGGTGAACACTTCACCTTCAACGCCGGTCACGCGACCAGTAGCTGCTGCTTCGTTGATTGCTTTTGACAGGCTAAAACGTTTCATGGTTTTGGCCACGTCTTTAGCTTCGCTGTTTGACGGAGCATTTCCGGCAGTTGCGGCGAAAATGGCTTCGTTTTCCTCAGCGCGCTTAATGGCGGCGTCCATGTTGCGAATTTCAGCGTGGAGGGTGTCCTGCTGCTTTTCTTCGTCGGCTGTGAAATCGCGCTCTTCAGCGGCCACATCGTTTAAAAGTGTTTCGAGAACCGCCACCTTTTGGTTGCGCTCCTCTTTCATTTTCAGAGAATTTTTCACGTTTTACGGTGTTTAAGGGCGTCCAATTTTGCGCGGGACCATTTCAATTTGTCCCACGTTGGCGGTTGCCCGGTGGTTGATTTGTTTTGAGTATCGGACGGCTTTGGTGGTTGCACGTTGCGCGCCACAACCGCCGTTTGTTTGTAGGCGGGATAGGTAACAACGGCGACATCCAACAGGTCGCCCAATTTTTTAATATTTCTGTGATCACGACCGTCACGCGTGGACCATTCATCAGCATCGACGGTAAACGCAAAGGACGCTTGGTTGACGTCTCCGCGTTTGATGCTCTCGTGCAGGTCGCGGGCGTAGCTTTGCGGACCCAAGGGGAACGAAAACCACAAACCCTTTTCGTCCACCTTCAAATCCAAGGTGCCTTCGCCATTGACCGAGCGGGCCAAAGGGAAATTGGGGTCGTGGTTGAATAGCGCGCGACAATCGTGGTTTTCCATCACATTAGCAAACGCGTCGCGGTCAATGCTTTCCGTAAACCAATTGATGTCTGCGGTTGCGTCAAAAATTGCCGCGTACCCTTCAATGCGCTGTTCTTCGGCTTCGCCTTCAACGCGGGTTTCGATGGTGGTTGTAAAATATCGACGTTCCATAGTGTCGTCCAATTCTTTTTCATTTCGGTAACCGCCTCCGGTGGCGTCACCATGTGACGAACACGGCATGTACACCGTTTCGCCTTCCAATTCGTGTGTGTGGTATCCTGAACACCCTATTCTTTCGGCCTCGGCTTCGGCTTCGGCTATGGTGCTAAACACCGGTGTTCCGTCAATTTCACCTACGCGGGCGCGCTCTTGGTCGCCCTGGTATTGGATCAATTCATTAACTGCGTCTTTCATAGTTTCCATACCAATGTCTAACACCACGCCCCATTTTATCGCGGCGACAACGCCAGCAATGTTTGAAATGCGCGCGGGGTCGTCGGGGAATTGCCTACCGTCGCCCGCATGACGGGCCGCCCATGCTTCGCGTTCCTTGATCCAATCTAAAACCACGTCGGCGTCATCACCCTGACGGGCGCGTGTCCAAAACCCAAACGCATCGTTTCCGCGTATGTTCCCGCCCGCATCCCAAATATCTGCGTGGTCAACGCGTACCATGTCCGCGAATTCATAATCGAAACGGGGAACTTCGCTATTCCGTAAACTAACGGCTAGGTCGTCGCCTTTTTTGGGAAAATCAGTCGGCATCCTCGGCGCTCAATTTGTCGCCGTATGCCTCGGCGCTGTTCAAGGGTAGTTGGTTGACTTGCACTAGATGCAGGTCGCCACCTTCTACAGTGTTCATGTCCTCGGCGTTTCGGACTTCGTTTATTGTCATTACCCCATGCTGCAGCATAGCGGTGTAAAATTCTTGTCGTGCAGACAAATCACCACGCAACAACGAACGCATTTCGAAATGTGTGAAATGGTCGGTTCGTTCGCGCTCAGCCAACAATTTGCGGTCTAATTCCTGTTCGATTCGACGCGCCCACGGGATCAACGTTTGCTGTGCAAAAATGATTTGTTGTTGCTCCACGTTGTTGTAGGTCGTCCCGCTGTCCGCTTGAATTAGTACGGGCGGTACGTTAAAGATGCGGGCGATTTCTTCAACCTGGAATTTGCGCGTTGCGATAAATTGAGCCTCGTCCGGTGGAATGGTTGAACGTTCGAACTTCAAACCATGTTCCAAAATGGCCGTTTCGTGAGCGTTTCCAATACCGCCGTATTGGGCCGACCATGTGTTTTTCAGTCGCTTGTATTGGTCCTCCGACAATGACTTGTCCGTCATAAGGAAACCGCCTACGTTGCCGCCACTCCCAAAGAAACGCGCCCCGTATTCCACCGCTGCGGACGCTAAACCTAAGTTTTCCATGTGCGTGCGGATAGGCGATATACCTCGGAAACATTCGACGATAATAAGGTCGTCGGGGAAGTACATTTTACCGGTTGCGTTATCCTTGTACATCAACGCGCCGTCCACCATCTTTTGCTCCATGCCAACCGGGGACATGTTGTGAATGGCTACGGGGCGACCGGTCACCGATCCGCGTTCGATCATTGCGAAACCGCGGCCCCATAATAGGGCGTCGGAAACCAACCGTTCCATAAAAGAATAGGACGTTTGCCCTTCATTGGGTTGACCTGAAACAATCAGTTGTGACGGGTGAGCCTTGGCAATGTCTTTCCCCGATGCTGTTTCCCGAAACACGTTCACGGGCAACGACGCCAATGTTGACGAGATTTTGTTCACACATGCGTACACCGCGGACAACGACAACGAGGAATTTTCGGTGACGCTGGTTCCACTCTTAGTTAATGCACGAAAGGGGGAAATGAAATTTTGGCCATAACTGCGGCCCTCGGCGTTTGCCGGTTTTGTGCCGCGAAAACGTGGCCAATTCAATTCGAATTCAAATCGCATCGTGGCGAAATTCATTGTTTTTCGCCGCCGACACGTTGACGATGTCAATTTTGATTTGAGCGCCTGCGATTATTCCACCTGCTCAAGACCGACGCGAACGATTGGTGGCCGTTGTACTTTGTTCGGCCGAAAATAGTCATGTGGTCGTGTTCCACGCTCCAATACGCATCTGCGGCGCTTTTACAAATCGGCAACCGGTCCAAGTACGTTTCGATGAACCCGTCGCGCGTGCTGATAATTGGCGCCAGGGACAACAACTCGGTGGGCGTTCGTTTGGGTGTGGTCACAATGTGCGTATTTGGTAGTCCTCTGGGATACCTTGTGGTTGCGACGCGCTTTCGATCATGCTTTGGCCTATGGCCATAACCACGGACACGATGCCGTCAATTTTGTCACCCGATTTGTCTTTGTCGGGTTTGATGTTCCCCGACGGGTCACGTTTTAAAACAACGTTGCCAATCATCCACCGCCAAACCGGGTCATTGTGTGTAGTCAATTTGCGTTCGGCCATCAACCGTTCGACCTCTTTGGTCGGGGTGGACATGCT